GGATCTCGCCGCGCTCGGCGGTCGTCGGGAGGTCGACGAAGAAAATCTCGTCAAACCGACCCTTGCGGAGGAGCTCCGGCGGGAGGTCGTCGATCTTGTTCGCCGTGGCGATCACGAAGGCCTCGCCCTGGCGCTCCTGCATCCAGTTGAGCACCGCGCCGAGGGCGTCGGCGGAAACGCCGCCGTCGGCGGATCCGGAGGTCGATCCCTGCAGCGCCTTCTCGATCTCGTCAAACCAGACCACGCAGCGGCCGATCGCCTCGATCACCTTGAAGGCCTTCCGCAGGTTCTGCTCGCTCTCGCCGACGAACTTGCTCTTGAGGGCGCCGAGGTCGACCTTGAGCAGGGGGCAGGACCAAGCGGTAGCAATCGCCTTGGCGGTGAGTGACTTGCCGCATCCCGGGATGCCGACCAGCATGGCGCCCTTCGGCGCCGGCAGGCCGTACTCTCGCGCCGCCTGGCTGTAGGCTCCCGAGCGAGCCTGGAGCCAGGCCTTCAGGTTTTCGAGGCCGCCGACCGCGGCGAGGCCGCCCGGGATCGGATCGAACCACTCGAGCACGCGCTCGCGGGCGATGATCCGCTTTTTCTCTTTCGAGATCAGCTTCGGCTGGATGCTCCGCGTGGCGACCAAGGAGCGGGAGAAGCAGGATGCGGCCTCCTCGTCCGTGAGGCCTACCGCCGCGTCGATCGCGGCGGCTCGCTGCTCCTCGGTCAGCTTGTAGTCCGGGATCGTCGCCTGGACCGACCTGATCGAAACGTCGAGGCGATCGCCGATCTCCTCCCGGTCCGGCATTGGCCACTCGATCACCGTGGCGTGGTTCGAGAGCTCCGGCGGGATCTCAGCGGATGGCGAGAGGACGATGATCGCCTGGGAGCGAGTGTTATCCGCCTTCGGCATCTCGCGGGCGAGGTTGCGAAGTTTCCGGAGAGTTGAGGCTCCAGTCGGTCCGCTGATCCAGACCGGCAGGTCGCGCATGATCGTCAGCGTCCGGTTCGGGCGGCTGCCGCCGGGCGCGTTGGGGTTCAGGCTGGTCGCGATCGTGTCGAGGGCGTCGCTTGGGTCAACGAGCGCCCGAAGCTTGGGGGATGGCTCGCTGCCGTCCATCAAGGCGACGCCGGCGCCGACATCCCAAGTCTGCGGAATGTATCTCGCCGAGGCGGCGGCTTCGATGAGGAGGCGCTCGACGCGCTCCTCCTCCCTGGTCGCGATCCAGATCAGGCAGTTGCGGGCGCGCAGCAGGGCGGCGACGTCGGCGGCGGTTTCTTGTCCTTTGGTCATGTGATCTCCGTTCAGAAAATGAGGCGAGAGGCGATTGCGAGGACCGGCGCGAAGGTGAGGCCGATCGCAAGCAGGAGGGCGGTGTCGATCCAGGCGTCGCGGCGCGTGACCATCAGACCGGCCTTCCGTATGCAGCGCGCTCGGCGTGGCGGGCGTCATAGCCGCCGATGAATTCGAGGAGCTCGGTTCGATCGTTCTCTGTGATGCCGCGAGCGTTCCCGCCCTTGCTAGAGTTGAAGAGGTGGCGGGCGATCCGGGCGTCCTCAAGCGCATCTTCCATCGTTACGGAGAAGGTCTCTCCGCCTTCCTCATCGGCATTGTGGACGATCATCAGGCAGGAGCCGTCGAGAACGACCGTGAAGTCGCCGGCGATGCCGATCATCGGGTTGCTGCTCTCGCAGCCGGCAAAGCCGTACCAGTCGTCCTTTGTGAAATCGCGCAGTTCGGTATGCGCCAGGATGTCGAAGGCGGCGCGGCGGGCGAGCGCCTTGGCGGTGTTGATCCTCATCGTGTTGATCTCCGTTCGGTTGTCCCGGGCGCCCGCGGCAGCGGTCTCGCCCGGTTTCGATTTGTAACCGGAAAGGCCGCGAAACGCAACCGTTGAGAGCAGCCTGTGCAACGATTGCGTTTTCCGGCTAATCTGGCGGTGTTCGGGCCCGAATTCGGGCGAAACGGGGTTAACAAATGGCAAAAGAGCCGGCGCCGCTCGGTCCTGGCGAATGCGATACCGCCACCGCCTGCCGGTTGATCATGATCACGGCGCCCTGGCTCGGGAAGCTGGTCAAGGACGGCTTTGTCAAGAAGCTCGGCACCAATCGGTACCGGGTGATCGACGTGGTGCAGGGCTACATCAATTGGCTGAAGGACGAGAACCGCCGCGCCACCATCACCAAGTCCGTCTCGCGCGTGCAGGAAGCACGCGCCAACGAGATCGAGCTCCGCACCGCTCGGGAGAAACGCGATCTCATCCACGTCGACGATCTGATCCCGCTGTTTTCGGACGTGCTGGGGACGCTCCGCTCGGAGTTGTCCGGTCTGCCGGCGGCTGTTACGCGCGATCCGGAGCTCCGCGCGAAGGTTGAGAAAGAACTCGATGTCCGCATTGCCAAGGTCCGAGCGTCATTTGACGCCGCGAGCAAAGCTGCTGAAACACGCAGCGCAATTGTTTTGGAGCCCGAAGAGGCAGACGCCTGATCAATGGGGCGCGGAAAACCGCACCTATTCCGAGCAGACCGGTTGGCCTGGTCGCCGCGATCCGACGCTAACGCCTTACATGATCGAGTTCGAGCGGCAGTTTTCGAACGCGAAGTATCGTCGCGTCGTGCTGGCGACCTCGGCGCAGACCGGCAAGACCGAGGCTTTCCTCGACATCATCGGCGAGCGGCTCGATAACCGGCCGATGCCGATCATCTATGTCGGTCCGTCGAAGGAGTTTTTGACCGACCAGTTCGAGCCTCGCCTGGTCGAATTGTTCAGGCAGGCGCCGTCGCTGCTCCGCAAGGTCGAGGGCGGGCTTGACGGCAAGCGCCAGAAGCGCACCCTGAAGCGGGTCAACGGCACGCGCATCCGCCTGGCGCATGCGGGATCGTCGACCGCGCTGAAGAGCGACCCGGCATCGTTCGCCCTGGTCGACGAGTACGACGAAATGCTCGCGAACGTGAAAGGGCAGGGCGATCCGCTCGGCCTGATCGAGGCTCGCGGCGACACCTACGCGGATTTCACGACGGGCATTGTGTCAACGCCATCCACCGGCATGATCGAGACCACCATCGACCCGGTGTCGGGCCTCGAGTTCTGGTCGGTCGCCGAAACCGACGACGTCAAGTCGCCGATCTGGCGGCTCTGGCAGGAAGGCACGCGGCACCATTGGACATGGCAGTGTCCGCACTGCTCCTCCTGGTTTGTGCCTCGGTTCAACCTGATGTCCTGGCCCAAGGGCGCCACGCCGGCGCAGGCGCGGCGCGATGCCTATCTGCGCTGCCCGTCCAACGGTTGCGTGATCGAGGACAAGCACAAGCGTCGGATGAACGCGAAGGGCCGGCATGTCGCTCCTGGTCAGGCGATCGATGTCGACGGTCGCGTCACCGGCGAGCCGCCGGACAGTTCGACGCTTTCGTTCTGGGTCTCCGGCCTGGCGTCCCCGTTCGTCTCGTTCGGGCAGCGCGTCGAGAACTACCTGGCGGCGTTCCGCACCAACGAGAGCGCCAAGATCCAGACCGCGCTTAATTCGCAATTTGGCGAGTGCTATGTCGACGGCACCGGCGACGTCCCGCCCTGGGAGCATCTCTACGAGAACCGCCAGGGCGCCGACCATGTGTGCGGCGCGTTGCCGGACTGGGCGCGGTACCTGACGTTCGGTTGCGACGTGCAGAAGAACCGGCTGATCTATGTGGTTCGCGCCTGGGGCTACAAGGCGACCTCGGCGCTCGTCCGGTTCGGCGAGCTCCACGGCAGCACCGCCGACGAGGCGATCTGGGATGACCTGTCCGATCTGCTCCGCGAGCCGATCGGTCACCTGCTCATCAAGGTTGCCTTCATCGACAGCGGCTTCCGTCCTGGCAAAAAGGAAGGCGTTCCGGTCAACCGCGTTTATGAGTTCTGCCGCAAGCATCGACGCTTTGCATTCCCGTCAAAGGGATCATCGCATGTGATGCTGAGGCCGCTCGTCAAGTCGACGATCGAGGTCACGCAGCAGGGCAAGGCGCTGAAGTACGGCCTCGAGCTCATGCGGCTCGACACCGATCACTGGAAGTCGTTCGTTCACGAGCGCCTGGCCTGGCCGCATGACCAGCCTGGCGCCTGGCTTCTCCCGCATGACGTGACCGAGGACTATTGTCGGCAGATCGTCGCCGAGGCGCGCGTCATCACGCCCAGCAACAAGCCGCAATGGGTCCAGCGATCGCGCGAGAACCACTATCTCGACGCCGAGGCGATGGCGGCGGCCGCCGGGCATCTGCTCAACGTTCAGCATCTGCGAGGGACCGGCGGGGGCGCCCTCCCGCCGAAGCCACCGCAGGCAGAGGCGCCGTCTGACGTCATGCAGGCGGCGCCTCGACCAATCGCCGCCAAGGTCCCGCCGATCGCGGTGGCGGCCAAGACGAGAGCACAGCGCTACGCCGATTTGGCGCGGCGACTTAATCGGTAGGACGTTCGCAAATGAAAAAGCCTCGCATCCGTGTCGGCACCAATGGCGGCTATGCCATCGATCGGGTGATGCGGCCGCGCGCGTCCTACATGCGCGGCAGCCAGTCTCCGTTCTTTTGGAACTGGAACGCCGCGCTCCGCGAGGAGCGCGACGATGTCCGCGTGTCTTATGC